TCATCAGCTTCCTTTTTCTTCAAATCAACCAACTTCTTAAAGTAGAACTTTCTCCATTGGATTGGCATGAAGTAAACATCTCGCCAAGTAAACCCATTACCAAAGTTAACCAACTCCCAAATTTGATTGTGAAGTTGGATACTATAATCATTCGGAAGGGTAAAAAAACGATATCCCAAACGGGATATCGAGTGCCTCCTCATCACCCGTCAACTCTGAAACAAAGTCGAATGTTAAATCCATATCAGGAGATATTTCTTTAACGAATTTTCTAAATGATTTAGTATCTAATGCTAAGAATCCATTCTGAACCCATTTAGTGATATATCCTCTATCTGAATTACCATCTACCGATTGAATCATATATTTCAAACGAGTAGTTACATCAAATGAGTTATCACCCTTACCTTTATATAATCTAGCTAATGCCTGATTCTCTTTGGTGATTTCAATCTCATCACCATGTGTTAGGAGTTTAAATTCCAATTCGATTCCACTCTTAGGAAGGGTGAATTTGTATCTATTATCACCATTTAAGATTTTTTCATCAAAATCTTTAGTTTTTACTTTAGATAAATCAATAGTTACTTCCTGATTTTGTAATGAAAATGGGTCAGTTACCTCTACTTTGTAATCTGCGCCATACCCCATTACTCTTGTAGCCAAAAGGATAGCGTTTTTATCACCAATGAAGATATCATTAATATCAACACCCGGCTCTACCACTACTGATTCGAATAGTTTATCTAAAACTACACCTTTTTTGATTAGAGATTGTGAAGCAAGAATATCTTCTTCTCTTGCTGTCATATATTTGATTTCAATATTACCCTTTCTCAAAGGGTGTCCTTCAGGATATACCAATCCTTTTGAAGGTAAATCAATAATTTCCGTTGGAAATTCAAACTTTGTATCGCTCATATTAAACCTTTATTTGTTGTATATATAAGTATATAGAAACAAAAAAGTTATAAAAAGGACAAAAAAAAGGTTCTCACTAAGAGAACCTTTTTCAAATATATAGTAGTGGATAATATTTTAGTATTCTAATACAGCGTAATCGTATCCTAATGTCAACGAAATATCAGCAGGGTCATTAGAAGAGAAATCTAAATCGTTGAAATTAGCTGATACAATAAATGCACCTTTTAATTTCCATTGTTCGATTTTATCACCAACAGGTCCTAACATATAGAAATCGATATCTTTTTTGTAGAAATCAGCGTATCCTTTTCTACCAGTTAAAGATTCGTATCCTAATCTTACCCATTCCATCACTTGTTGAGCTCCTGAAGGAACGATTGGGTCATAGAGAGTAATCTCTATATCTTGCCACTCACCTTTACCTTGTAGTTTTCTATAAGTGTTGATGTGGTCTAACTTCACCGTTTCAAAGTTGATTGAGGGTCTATTAGCGGTTTTGATTAAGTATGATTGAATACCATCAATTTCCATAATATACCTGTTCTTCATCTTCGGTTCGAAGTTGGTGAAGAACATTTCGTTAAATTCTAATACTTCTGCCATTTTATATTTCCTCTTTTATACTAATAAATATTAGTTATTCACTTTTTTGTTTATGCTGAGAATGATGCTCCAGTTGGTAAGATGTTGAAGTCAATTACAATGAATTCAGCGGTCTTAGCCGGTTGAAGGAAAATCTGTCCAGCAAGTATGTTTCTATCAACTACATCAGGTGTGTTGTTAGTCTCATCCATAACTACTTTAAATGCGTACAATCCTTGTCTTTGTTGGATACCTTCTAAGTAAGGTTGTACAGTGTTTATAAATCTACCTCTAGTTGTTGCTGTGTTTTGTTCGAACACTAAGTATCTTGATGTAGATGCTACAAATTTCTTCACAGTGATTAACAATCTTCTCACATTGATTCTATCCAATGCCGATGCTCTATCTTGAAGTGTTTTCTGTCCGAATGCTACAATACCTTGACCAGGGAAAGTTGCGATTGGGTTTACTTTGTTTTCGTATAAAGTATCTCTTTCAGAGTGTGTTAATCTATTCAATACTGATACTGCCCCTACAATACCACCTCTATTCAAACCAGCAGGTGCGAACCATTCAGCGGCGATAGCGTCATTTGCTGCGAATACAGCAGGCATCAATACTGAAGGTGGAACTGAGATTAGTTTGTTAGTATTTGTATCTACTGTCTTAACCCAAGGGTAGTAAGAACCAATGTAATTTGAATCTACTGCCGATGCTTGAGTGGTTACTTGAGAAATTGTATCATTCACTGCAGTTAAATCAGCAATGTAGAATGCATCTTGTCTAGCTTCTACCATATCCAATACATCAGTAGTTACTGCGGTATGTAATCTTCTTACAATACCTGGAGTTACTACCATATTAATATCATATTCATCAGCGTTTGAAATTGCGTTCACAGCTTTAGCGTATGCTACCGAACCACTAGCAGTTGAATCAGTTAAATCAAATCCTTGTGAGTTACCAGCGGAGATTGAAGAACCTAATGCGATTTCTCTATTTGGGCTCATACCATCAAATCCACCTTGGAATGCTAAAGTAAACTGTCTCTTAATCATATCTGCTGCCGCAGAACCTGTCATTTCTAATGAAAGTTGAGAATCAAATCCAAACACAACATTTGAACCAGCACCAGCTCCATCAGGAATTGGTTTTAAGTAAGTGTGATTATCTAATTTAACAACAGCGGTTTCTAAATCAATACCAGCATATTGGTAAGGATTACCAGTTGTGTTAGAAGTTGAAGTTGTTTGGTAAACAACCGCTGGAACGATAGTTTCATCAGTTGCTTTGATTGGGTTTGTATAAGCTCCATGTGCGAATGGTGCAGCTGATACAGGGTAAGAACCTTGTCCTGCTACTTCTACTCTAATATATTTAGAGTTATTTAACCAATCACCATTTTCAGTAATCTTACCATTGCTATCAATAGTCATATATCTATCACCAATTACTCTTGCGATGTAGTTAGGTGATGCAGGGTCTAAGTTTACATTGTTAAATGTTTCAAGAACTGTCTTTCTCTTGTCAGTATCTGAGAATGAACGAACAGTTACAGTAAATACTGAGTAATCAGTTGAACCATCTTCACCCGCTGCTTTAACACCAGATATAGAAACTTTGAATCTTGTATTTTCTCCATTACCATGTCCTAAAGTATGGAACTTAAATAGGTCATATCTTTCACCAGAGATAAGTTGTGATTTTACAAACGGAGTTGATGCTACACTAGCATCGTATGTAAAGTCTTGAGTTGGGAGTGTTACGGCTTGTACCACATTTTTATCAGATACACCAGCATATGCGTTTCTAAAGTAAGAATAAGTGTATGCATCCTTAGAACCTCTCGCAGATGTACCAAATACATCGGTTACATCATTGTTATCGGTTGATAATAATGAAGAAGATACTTCACCAATACCACTACCACTAACAACAAATGAACCAGTTGCACTTCCATCTGAAATAGTAAATCCAGTAAATCCAACTTCTTCATCACCATTATGAGTAGAGTGAAGTGTTGAAATTAATTTGATTCCAGCTGAACCACTTACTGCAATACCAATTGGTGCTACTTGGTTATAACCACCTACACCAGCTACTCTTACAATCGTTGCCGTTCCAGCTTCTCTAAGATAGTTTTGAACTGCATATTCTGTATAATAAGTACCATCAGGTGTACCAAATTTTTCTTCGAACTCCGATTGAGTTCTAACTACTGTGGGAACAAAAGCAGGACCTTGCTTAAATGGTCCAATAAACGCTGCTCCTATTTCTCCTACACCCTGTGCTAAGAATGATAAATCATTTTCTCTTGTGAATACACCAGGTGATACAATTCTTTCTGCCATATTATCTCCGTATTATTAAGTAATTTGTTTTGTTATTACTTATATAAATATAACCAAAATATTGAAACCAATAATTAACCGAAATTAAACATCAGCTGGGTCAGGTACAGGTGTTACATCTGCTGAACCTGTTGACCAAGGTAATGCTTCTTCAAGAACTTCATCTATCGGGTCATCTACTTTTTCAATTTCTTCTGTAATTTTTTCAACTACATGGTCCCAATAACCATCAACCACTACATTTTGAATCCAACCAATTACGGTTTCTTCTGTTAAATCACCATATTGAACAAACTCATCAGTTGATGATGAATCAAAATCTAATGGAGTTGCTCCAACAAATTTACCAGAAGTGCCTGTTGTTGATTCTGTACCAGTCAATTCCCATCTTACATGAAGAACAACATTTTCATTGTCCCCAACTGTTTTTTTTGTCATTTGGGTAATTTTCCAAGAATATGAAATTGCCATATTTTTCCTTTTTTAAATTATCTTTAACTATAAATATATATCATTCTTCAAAAGAAGAATAATTTCCTATATAAATATAGAGTAAGGTTACTAAACGATATTTACTTTACTCTATACTACCAGATGTTTCGATAAAACTACTTGAAACTTGAGTCCAAACATCTTGTATAAATTGAGATTCACTAGCAAAAAGATGTTCTTCATTTTTAAATGAGTAAAGTACTTCACTATGAGTACGATTTATTTCCTCACCATCTTCAAAAAATGAGATTCTTTTTACCACCTCAATATTTGGATTTTGAACATTAATATCCAATTTATTTAAAACTATTTCTTTTATAATTGCCATTTTACTTTTTATTTAGTAATTGTTTTATCATTTCTTTCATTTCAGAAAGTTCTGACTTTAAGTATTCGATTTCTTCTTTTTGTGATTCTACAATATCTTTTTGTTCGTTTATTGCATTTACTAAAAGAGGTACTAATCTATCATACTTAACAGTCTTGTAATCGTATCCCATTCTTTCAGCCTTTGGAGCAGGATATACAATTTCAGGAAGTACTGATTCAACATCTTGTGCAGATACACCAATTTGTAAATCATTTCCTTCGTATCCAATCATATTGGCTTCTTTGTTGTTTCTATAATAGAAACCTCTAAGTTTACCAACTTTATCGAGAGCATTTTCAATATCACCTTCAATATCCTTTAATCTTTCATCTGAGTAGTATGCGATTACATCACCTTCAGCGTAAACCCAATTGTTTACTCTAATACCACCAGAATCTGCTCTCATCTTCCAACCACCATTGTAGTATAGATAAGTGTAAGAGTTTCTTAATGAATATAATATCCACTCGTTATTCACATCGTTGTAAAGGCCGATTTCTGAACCACCATCGTGCATAAACACTGCTCTACCAGAAATAGACCAACCTTCCCAGCCGTTTACACCCCCACCATAGGTAGAAACATTACCATATTGTCCACCTTGTGCACCTACTGCCCAAAGTCCGTATCCATAATCTTGGAAGTAAACACCAGTACCACCCTGAGGTCTGAACCAGTCATTTGCGTAAACAGTTCGTAATTGAGATGAACCATTCGGGTCAATACGATAACCAGTATCGTTTGAATCATACATTACCGTTGAGTAGAAATCGTATGAGTATTCATTCAACCCATACATCGCAATTTTGTACCAGCTTCTCTTAGATGACCAGTATGATGTATGCCATAAACCTTGGATTGGTCCACCAACGATTTGGATACCATATCCATAGTTGTATCCACCATTGAAGTGAGATGCTTGGAAACCTACCCAGTGAGATGTACCAGCAGGTTGGTTAGCTGGGTTACTCCATGTATCAATGAAACCAGAACCCTGGTCGAACATTGAAATAAGGTCAGTTGTTCCCCAACCCATTGCACCAGTCCAATAACGAGTATCACCAGTATAGTTATTTCTTCTATAAGATGATTTACCAGTTAAACCAATTCTCATCTGACCATATCTAGTCAAACCATTCCAGTTTGAATCAGATGTTGGGTCCATATAATAACCCGTATCATTTGAATCGTAGAAGATTGGTGCTCTCCAGTCTGAACCAGCAGTACCAGTTCCACTCAAATACATTCCACCAGCAAATCCAATACGAGTATAGGTTGAACCATTATTTTTAAGTGAAAGGTGGTGACCATATCCACTACCATACTCATAAGCAAGACCATACATATTACCCCAAGGCCAACTCTCACCAATAGTCCAAATTACTTTACCCCGCGTTCCAGTTGCGTTGTAATCACCCATCAAACCACCTTGGTTTCTACTTACAAGATAATTACTATACCATAATCTACCAACATGCTCAGTCTGATATTGTCTAGATGTACCATCACCATTCCAATAGTAACCAGTATTGTTATTATCGTAGATAAATGGAGTACGAGTTTCATAGTAACTATATAATCTACCAGCAGTATCAACTAAAATTCTCGTAGTACCCCAACTACCATTTCTATATCCGTGGTTTTGGTTGATTCTGAAGTTATCATCAGCATATCCATATCCAACCGACCAAGTTGTCCCAGTTTGACCCGATGAGAATAGAATAGAAGGTCTATCACCACCACTATTACCATCAACTCTAAATTCAGCAACAATACCCCAAGAGTGATTTGCGTAACTATTAGTTACTCTCAATGTAGTACCATTTCCAGCAGTACCACCACTACCACTTCTTCTAATATCAATAGTTGGATAACTACTACTTCTATTAATTGTACTATAATTGTTAGGGTCTATATAATATCCAGTATCATTAGAATCATAGAATAGAGGTGCTCTCATTGAGCCTCTAGCTAAACCATATCCACTACGAGTTGCTAATTCCCAAGTACCATTGTACATCAACTCCACATATGAGTTTCTATACATTAAGATAGCCCACTCATTTTCGTAATCGTTGTAGATACCAGCTGCATTTGAATGGTCATGCATAAACACCCAACCATCATTGATTGAGTATCCACCCCAGCCACCTCTCGTAGTTCTGGTTACAACCGTACCATAGTTACCACCAACCACATCTCTACCAACACCAAATTCGTAAGTTCCATTATCGGAATAGAAATAAGTACCATTATCATTAGCATGTCTAATTGCCCAACTTCCACCTTGGTCTAAGAAACCAATTTCATTTGAGTTAGTAGCGTAAACATATCCTCTAGCATTGTTACCAGATGTGGTGAATAGGATTTGTGAAGTTGATGATGTTGAATATAATCTAAATCTAGATGATGTATCCGAATACCAATGCATTGCGGTTGCTTGGTTGTACAAACCTTCACCACTATTATCATTTCTAAACCAGTTTCTTGCG